TGCCGGCAGAAGCCGCAGAGCGGCTTTCAGCATGCGTCAGTTTCAACAGAAGGTGAGCTTTTTCAGTTTCCAGCTCATGCACGCGCTCCTGCGCCTTTTGCGCCTCAGCACGCCACATGGCTTGATCCACTCCTGCAGCACGCCCTTCCCGAGATGTACGCTTGCCTCCCCTCACTTGATCCAGACTCACTTCTTCTGCATTGGGAATCATCCAACGCTCGCTGTAATTCAGCGGAGCCACGTCAAATTGATCCTTCCAGCCAGCAAGGAACACGGTCGTGCCAGTGTTAAATGGCACTTCAATATCCACCTCACCATTGGCAATCTTGAAAGACATCTCTTTAGATGCACCAATGAATGGCGTCGATGGCTTCAAATAAAGCCGTCCGTTCAACGGCCCTTCCGGGCCGTAAAGCTTGCCAACAACTCGTGTCATGATCAGACCTCCCGATAGGTGACCATCACCTGATAGTCCGCACCACTACTCACCACCGTATTTAACTTCTCACCAGCAGCAGTTTCAAACAAGCCAAGCTCGTTGCTGATCACCAAGCTCCCTGATGCTGCGATGGGAAAAGCAGGCGTGAGGTCAGTCGTGCCACCACTTTGAAGCTGAACCGTGCATCCAGCAGTGGCAGTGATGGTCAAGGTGCTCACACGCAGCTTCTTGCTGCTTACGCCAGAAACAACATCAGCGCCGGTCGTTGTTGCCACGAAAGCACTTTTCATTTGCTTCGTGAACAGATCGTGCTGCATCACATAAGGCGATGCAGTAGTCCCCTGGCCATCAGCCTGAACATAAGCAGAGTTACCTGCTGCATCTAGTCCGAAAAGGGCCATGGATCAAATAAGGAGGAACAGTAGTCTTTGTGATTTTAAGCCCCGCCCATCAGGCAGTCTTGCAACGTTGGAGCTGGAAAAATCAAAACGCAAAGGCGACGCAACAACTGCTGCACCTTCAGCAAAAGACGATTGCCTATTGTCTGCTCCAATTGTAGCGATGCGAATCTTATAAGAAGATCGAATTGTATAGTCGTCCGTTGGCAACGGCATATAAGTGTCAGTTGTTGTCCCTAAATCGATGTATCGGTCATCCTCGACTTTATACATCTGCACGCGAAACTCTTTGACCACTGGATGATTCAATGGCTCCTGCCAGCAAATCAAAGGATTGATCACATTGAAAACGGAATAAGCCGAATAGTTTGGATATTCCCATTTTGCTTCTACTCTTGCCATTACGTCACATCCAGTCGAATGGTGCCGACAGACACCCGTGGAACAACATTAACACCGGCAACACTACGCACTTGCGCGTCAAGGAAAGTTGCGCTGTCTACAGCGTCAAACTTATCTTTGTTGTGAGCCGTTGCCGTAACGGTGACAGTGCCATCGTCCCCTTCTGCCAATCCCACCACGCGATAAGTCTTGGGAACAGCACCATTGACTTCCTTAATTAAAAACAAATCACCAGCACTTGGCGCTGTCGTAAAATCATTTGATACAAGAACTGCAGATGCAGCGATAGAAGCATTTTCCCTGATGCTCTGCGTTTCGTTTCCAATAGTTATTTCATAAGCAATACCACTGGTAAAAGAAAGTGGTGTGTCCACATTGATGCGACTTGCAGTAGAGCCACTTTCTACCCTGCCAGCAATGATCCTGGCTGTCTTGGCTTCATCCGCAATCTCAATTAGTTCTCCCGGCAGCAGGAAAAAGCCATCAGCACTCACCCTGAATGTAACTGTCTCTTTCTCTGTCAAATTGGTCAGCAAAGCCCATCGCCCCATCCTTTGCGCTTGACCCTGAGAAGTGCAACCAAATGCACGCACTTCTAATTCGCGATAACCCAAGGTTTCAACAGCATTGCGATCTTCAACGTATTCAAGCTTCGTCCTGTAGCGATCATCCGGGTCATTCCAAGACACCAAGGCAACGGTCTTGCGAGCCTTGCGCCCAGTTCCCTCATATTGAAAAGGAGGCGTGGTCACTTCACCACCATCACTCACTTCTTGAATGACATTGGATGAATTAAATTTACGGATGACACTGCCGGGCCTGTCTTGTGTTGGGACAATTTGACCGTTGGAGTAGTACAACATTCCGCGAAACGCAGCCGCCAATGAATTCAACACGTCATAAGCTTCACCTCGATTGTTGATGTTGCCGTTGAACGTAAACCTAGGCTCCTTGCCCCCTCGACCATCGTCAACTTCTTCGTCGCAATACTTAGCAATCTCGTTCAAAGCGAACACGTCAATATCATCTTCCTTTATAAATTGACCACAGCCATAGCGTTCATTGGTCAACAAGTCGTAAAACACCCACGCCGGATTACTGGAATACGCCGTCTTAAATAAACCATCCCAGACACCATTGGATGTCCTGTCGTCCGGATTGTAATTAGTCGGCACTTCAATTTTCAAGCCCTTAAGTTCTGCCGACAACGAGGGAACAGACCTAAAACCTTCAGCATTCAATGTCACCCCAATTAGTGCGGTATTGGGATAGCGAAAAGATTCATCCAAGATGCCGACGATTGCCTTGAAAATCAAATCATCAACTTGCCTGATGTTATCTGGGTCATTGGTTTCACGCTCAACGCGAACAGTCCAAGGCCCCTCTCCGCTCAAAGAAAAGTCATATTCAAAGTCAACAGCACCTCTTGACTTGCCCTTGATTTTCTTAGTCTCGTTATGAATGACATTTCCTAAGAAGTCGATAATACGAATGTTGAACTCCACTTCGGAGCCGCTCACGTCACCACTGTCTTCGTCCACCTTATACAACGCACCAACGCCAATTCTGACAACGACGGAGTTCAAGTCTTTGTGACTGGTTGTCACGGAAACAGGGCCACCTTTCTTTGTGGCTTTTACGCCCACAGATTGTTCAATTCTTACGTCAGAAAAACCGTTCAGTACGCCTTGGTCGTTGCCCCCCTTCCGCCGCACGATCTTTACTGCATCTCCAAAGTTATCAACACCTTCAGGAGTTCTGATTGGAGTGTCGTTTAGATAGACGCTAGTTTCAGCCTCTCCAGTGGCATAGCCTTCAATTTCCCCTTCACAGATGGCTACAAGAATGTTCGCTTCCGCTTTACTTCGTAAATTGTCATCCTCCTCTTCAGGGGCATCGCTACCTCCTCCTTTGCCACCGCCACCGCCACCAGCGCCAGTAATCGCGAAAGGCTGCTTTTTCATCAGACGCTCACCTGCTCAGTGCTGATAGAAGATGAAATGACCAATGGAGCCTGAGCTAAGAATTGCCCGTAGATGATGGGCACCGGATAGCCTTGACTCGTCAACTCCGCAGCCCGGTCAAACATAAAGCTTTCTTTCTTTTTGGAGTCTCCTTTTGGGGTGGCTACTGGAGGAGCCAGCAGTGCCGCCAAGCCACCCAGAAGCAAGCTGGCGCCCAGCGAAAACATAAGAGATCCCACCGTAGTAAACGCCACCCCCGTGCCAAAGATGCCAGCAGAGCCGGCCGCTGCAGCGGCCGTGCCTACGCCAGGAACAAAAGCAAGGCCGATCAACGCTGCGCCAAGAAGAATCTTTCCAGCATTGCCTCCCGAACCAGCAATCACTGGAGCAATGATCAGACGATCACATGCCAAGTCCAGTCCGTCATAGTCCATCCCTTTAGGGTCTTTTGTAATAAGTTTGAAGCCCATTCCTTTTTCATGAGCTGTATAAAGATATTCCTTAAAGCCATCAATTTGATACCCCAAAGCAGACAAAACTTGCTTGGAATTGTGAACATAAAAGCTATATTCGCGACCAAACTTTCGGCCCAGTTCCCCTAATAGCTTCACCTTGATTTGCCTTTTCATTTCAAAGAAGATCTCGATGACGAAGAACGTAAACCGTGCGCTTGGCCCAGTAGTTGCCCCAAATGCTGGTTTGAGACTGCCTGTCCATTAAATGATGATAGAAGACGTTGCCTTCTCCTGTCATCACTCCCGCATGATTGGGCGAGTCGGCATCAAGCTGCATCAACAAGAAGTCTCCCTTCCTTTCAGGCTGGTCAACCCTAGTAAACCCTTGGTTCTCGTAGTTATCAACAAACATTGTCCATCCACCACGCTCCCATTCACCAGTTTCACCACGTTCAAAATCATCTAGCCGTATGCCAAATTCACGCCTGTAAAAGTCACGCAGCAAGCTCCT